TCTAACTCTTGTATTTACCAGCTTTCGACTTGGAAATACCGAATATTTGCTTGCTTCGGAAGCAGGGGAGCTTATAGTAACCGAAGATGAAAAATATTTTATTGATTTAGGAGATTAGAATATGATTACTTTACATAACGGCAATGAAACAATCGAGCTTCTGACGGATGATAATAGTTATTCCTATGAAGCTGTAATGGGCGAAGATGCACTTACACTGTATTTCTCTTATCCGGGCTATCTGAATGTCCCTGTAGGTTCATGGTGTGAGCTCTACGGCAAGCGTTATTCCTTGAAGAAAGACAGCAATTTCAAGAAGAACGGAGAAAGGAACTACGACTATACGCTTATCCTTGAAACCTCGAAAGCCGATACGGAACTTTGGAAGATACGCAATACGGTAGACAACCGCATCAAGTTCCCTTATACCGCCAAACCTAAAGAACATCTCAAGCTGATTGTCGATAATCTGAACAGGCGTTCTTCGGGGTGGGTAATCGGTGATTGCATAGATGGTACGGAGAAGCTGATTAACTATAACCATACCTATTGCTTGGACGGTTTAAGCCAACTGGCAGAAACTTATGAAACAGAATATCAGATTACAGAAGCCGTTATAGAGGGTGTGCATACAAAGACTGTACACCTAAAGAAAGTCGAATACAACAAGAATAATCCCCTTACTCTTTCTTATGGTAAAGGGCATGGCTTTAAAACTGGTGTAGGACGGGAAAGCGGTGACATTCCGCCTGAAATTATCCTTGTAGAAACGACTGATAGAAACATAGATTATTCCAAATATGGTGCGAAAGAATTGCTGATGCCCAAATCACAGATCATTCGTTATGACGGTACGCACTTCGATGGAGAGGACGGTTTCAACGCTGCTATCTCCCGAACTTATAAGACTGACGAATACGGTACGGCCGTTATGCGTGCCGACCATGAGCTAACCACTGCCAAAGAGGATAGCCTGGATTGCACAGAGATTTACCCGTCACGCGTAGGAAAGGTTAGTGAGGTTAGCACAGTAGATACGGAGAAGCATTTCTATGATTTTTACGATAATGCCATTCCTGATAACCTCAATTTTGAGGATTGCCTTATCGAAGGAGAGAAGATGACTGTTATCTTTCAATCCGGCATGCTTTCCGGCAAAGAATTTGAAGTGAAGTACACCCATGTAGGACATAAATTCGAGATAATCCCGCAGGAGATAGACGGTATCACCATGCCGGACGGTGGCGTATGGATGCCGGAAGTTGGCGACAAATACGCAGTGTTCGGTATCCAGTTGCCCGAAGCCTATATCAGTGATAATGCTACAAGAACGGGCGCATCATGGGATGTGTTCCGGGAAGCCGTCAAGTATCTCTACGAACATGAAAACAAGATGTTCACTTTTACTGGTACATTGGATGGTATTTGGGCAAAGAAACGCTGGTTACAGGTTGGTGGTAAAATCGTATTAGGCGGTTTCGTGAACTTTACGGACAATCAGTTCCATCCCGAAGGCTCTCTTATCCGTATGGTAGGTATCAAACGGTTTGTAAATAACCCGTACAGCCCCGAAATAGAACTGTCCAACACTCCGGTAGGTACATCCGTTGCCAGTGAACTTAATAAGATAGAAACGAACGAGGTGCAGGTTGAGGAGAACCACAAGAAGGCACTTCAATTCACCAAGCGTTACTATCGTGATGCAAAGGAAACGATGGAAATGCTTGCCGACAGCCTGCTTAACTTCTCCGGTGCAATCAATCCGATAACGGTTGCCACGATGCAGATGCTCGTTGGTGATGAAAGCCTCCAGTTCCGTTTCGTGAACTCCAAGACCGACCCGGTGGTAGTCAACCATGATATTAGTTATAATCCGAGTACAAAGGTTCTGAACGTTCCGGCAGGTATCATCCAGCACATGACATTAGGGATTAAGACCTTATCCAATGCTCATGCAACCGGTGATTACAAGTATTGGGATATGGCGGAATACAATTCCCCCTCACTTGTCAATCCGGAAAAGAAATTCTATTTATATGCCAAGTGTAGTAAGGGTAACCAATCAGGGATATTCCTTTTGAGTGAAACTGCTATTGCGTTGGAACAGATAGACGGATATTATCATCTGCTTGTCGGTATCCTTAACAGTGAGAATAACGGGGAGAGAAGCTTTGCCACTTTGTACGGATTTACGGAGATACTGCCCGGACGAATAACTACGGATAAGATAGTTTCTTCTGACGGTAAGACCTATTTTGATTTGGTAGCGAATGAGATAGCCGGACGTATCAGGTTTTTGGACGGTCTTATTTCAGGTTTGGTCGGTATCGGTAATGGTGATGGCATCAATGCCGGTATGTCCGGTGAGGGAAATTCCGGTTCTGATGTACGTATATGGTCAGGTGCAAATGAGAAGAACAGGGAAAGTGCGCCTTTCAGGGTACTTCATAGCGGAAAAATGATAGGTACGGATGTGGATTTGTCAGGTATTATCCATCTTAATGCTGAATATGTTAAAATATCTGATAATTTTGATATTGATAGCGGGAGCCTTATAACAAACGCTGCGGATTTGGTTTTGCCAGAAATAGAAGGAGATTATTCACGCGTAATTCGTTGGGTAGTGCCAATGTTTACAAGGGTTCTTCTGCAAATACATTTAAAAACAGCTAATTCTAGAGTTTTTATAGCTCCTAATGGCGATGCTCTAAATTCAGTTTCATCGCTTTCAATTAATGTAGGAATGGATTCCGGGGAAATAGTTGGCTTTAAAAGGGATGGTTATACTTATTGGAGTGTATTCAAACATATACATGAGGAGTTGTAAACCTGCAAATAACAAACCTTTTGTCAATTGTTCGTTATCTGCGATGTAAAAAAATGGCAAGTCTGTTTCTCTGAACTAATTTTGTGAAAAACAGAGAAATGGGTATGTTATTTAGAAAATTATCAATGTGTTTGCATAAACTGTGTGAAGATGCACGGGGCTTTGATAATAGACTTTTAAGAATAGTAACATAGAATACACAAGCCTTTGAGCTAACGTACCCATACGTTGTGCTCAAGGCTTTTTTATTGATATAACATTATGCCGTTAATAAAGAAGAAAATATCAGAGTTTCCTCTTGCCGATAGCCTAAAGGGATTATATACCATTGGTTACAAAATCATAGATGGTATCAAGACCAGTGTAAAGGTTAGCTTGGAAGATATTCAGACCGCTTATCAGGATGTCGTTAATGCAATTAAAAAATCCGAGGAAGCGACCAGTAACGCAAATAATGCTGCTGTAACCGCCGAAGAAAAAGCCACAGCCGCTAATGTAGCCGCCCAGGAAGCCGAAAAGATTGCCAACAATCCGACATACATCGGCAAAGACCACTATGTCTATGTGTACAACAAGGATACGGAAAGTTTCGACAAGACGGATATTTATTGCAAGGGTGAACCGGGGAGCTCTTTCCGTGTAGCCGGCGAATACGCCACCCTTGAAGCCTTGAAATCCGCTGTTCCCGATGGTTCGGCAGTTGACGGGTTCATGGCTGTAGGTACGGAAGCCCCTTATGATTACTACGCATGGGTGAACGGTGAATGGGTAAGCCAGGGGAAGATTGGCGGTATAGACGAAGCGCCAACTGATGGCAAGGCATACGGTCGTAAGAATGGGAATTGGGCGGAAGTTCCTGAAAAATCCGACGTCCTCACCAAGACCAACACTTCATCATTCACCCCTACGGGCGATTACCAGCCTGCAACGAAGAAGTATGTGGATGATAAACACATTATGCTTACGATTACAGATGAAGCTCATATACAGTTGATTTCAAATCAAGAAGTTAAAGCAGGAGAAGCCGAATCAAAAATAAATCTTGTATTTGGAAGCATTGATAATTTTAAAAATATTATACAGAGATTATTAAGTGATAATATTTTATTCCTAAAAATTACAGGAAAAGAAATCTTTAAAGTAAGTACGAGTCACACATATTGCAATCCCGATAATGGAGCTTATGAACTTTCGTTTATTTATACTTATACTTCTATTGCCGATGCAAATAATATTAGCTTAGTTACAAAAAGAATTTTTATTGCATTGAATTCAAATGCTACAAATTTTTTCGTAGTAAAAGATATCCTCGTTTCCGACAACCTCACCACCCTCACCAAGAAAACCGCTGCCGAGTACGAGGCTATTGGCTCTAAGGATGCCAATACAGCATATTGTGTAACCGATTAAAACAACAATTATGAGTAACGAAAACAGTAATCTTAGAGTTGGCTCGGCTGGAGCTGGGCTGTTTGTGGGTAGTAGTCAAATCATGGCTGGGGGAGTAGCAAATTTACTAAAGGAGATTACCATTGCACCGGATTTTAATGCATCCAATACAACAAGCGTATTAGTTGCTAACCTTAGCAGCAAAGAGTTGACTTTAACAAGGAATGATGATGTTACTATCATTCCCAAACAGCACATCCAGTGGTATTCATACAGCGGAAACACGCATGTAAAATTACAGTCCAATGAGGATATTTATATTTTAACAATACTTCATATGGGAGAGACAACAAGCTATGATAAAAAAATAGGAACTAATCTTATTGACATAAATATGCCTATGAATATAGGATTTTATCCAGCCTTTATAATATTTGACAAAATATGATGAAACTAATCTTTTTAAACAGCCGGCTCGCCAAACTGATACTCTTTGGCGGCTACACAACAATCATGCTCTTCGGCTTCATCCTTACGAAGCTGAAAGAGTTGTCCGAAACAATCATACGCCATGAACGGACACATCAGAAACAGTTCTTCGAGTGTATGGAGATAGCGGCTATCCCGTCCGTATTATTATCACTCTATGTCAGTGCGTGGTGGTTGCTCCTTATCCCGCTATTCTACTACATTCTTTATTTGGCAGAATGGTTTGTAAGCTTCGTGTACCACCTGTTTACAGACAACATAATAGGCAGCGGTAAGGTAAACGCCAACGCCTATCGAGCGAGCGCATTTGAGATGGAAGCCAAACTCAACCAGGACAATCCGAACTACTTGAAAGAACGTAAATGGGGTGCGTGGTTCCGCTATTACGGCAAGATATGAAAATCCCGTCCTACTCTCACGAGCAAAACGGAATGACAGTAGTTCGCTTATTTGATAAGAGACACAAAGATATGAATAATTGACAAATAACGATAAGATGAAGAATAACATTATTACCCAAAGCATACCGGGTGGTTTCTCGGTAATAGCAAGCAGTTTTATTGCACAGTCATTGGAACACATGATACCGTGGCTGATAGTAACATTTTCAGTCGTTGTATGCGATTTGATGTTCGGGATAAGGAAATGCCTGCTATTGGGTGAAGAATTTCGGTTTTCAAGTGCCGTGCGCCGTACTATGGGTAAAATGGTGACATACTTTGCCTTTGTCTGTATGGTGGTGATGATAAACATTGCTTCCGGCAATAAATGGAATATTGATGTGTATTCATGCTTGTTTGTCTGCTTCATAGAGTTCTGCTCTATCATAAGTAATATCTTGAAGCCAAAGGGATATAATTTCAATTTACTGAAAGCGTTGGGATTATTCGGAAAGAAAGTGCTCGATGTCGAGAAAGAAGATATGAATGAAATAATAACTAAAGATAAGGAGTAACAAAATGAAAAAGAAACTGATTATCGCAGCGATTGTTATCGCTATCATCGTGGGAGTTATGCTTTACATGCACTACACCCCGTTTTGGGTGAATCTAACTACTGTCGTATCATTCGGTGTCGGTGTTGTTGCCGGATGGGTGGCTCGTGTGGTTTATGACAAATATTTCAAGGAGGACGCGCAGAATGAAAGTATTGATTGATAACGGACACGGAAGTAACACTTCGGGCAAGTGTTCTCCGGACGGAAGATTGAAAGAGTATGCGTATACCCGTGAGATTGCCATACGTTTGGAAGCCGAATTGCGCAAACAAGGCGTTGATGCCGAACGTATCGTCAAAGAGGAAATAGACGTTCCTTTATCGGAGCGTTGCCGTAGGGCGAACGAATACAAGGCAAGTGACGCAATTCTCGTATCCATCCACTGTAATGCAGCGGGAAGCGGCTCTGAATGGATGCAGGCACGTGGTTGGGAAGCGTGGACTTCGGCAGGTCAGACGAAAGCCGATAAATTAGCTGACAGCTTATATGCGGCAGCCGAACGACTTTTGCCGGGTATGAAGATACGCAAGGATATGACGGATGGCGACCCTGATAAGGAAAGCGGGTTCTACATCTTGAAGCACACGAAGTGCCCGGCAGTCCTTACAGAGAACCTATTCCAAGACAATAAGGAAGATGTTGGCTTCTTATTATCGGAAGAGGGCAAACGGGCAATAGTGGACTTGCATGTGCAGGGAATTGTGAACTATTTGAATAACTCTAAAAAGTAAACATCATGGCAGCAGAAGTTTTATCATTTCAAAAAGAAGAAGGCAAAACAGCGTATTACGCAACGTTTGTCAGTGACGGCAATCCCGTTACCATACAGATAAAGAACAAGGGCGGAATGGTGACTGTATTTGCCAATATCGAGGGCATGAATCCTATCCCGCTTTCCCCAAATGCCAATCAAGCCTTAGGTCCTTCCAATGTGATATTTCGTCTTATTGGCATAGCGGCAGGTATGGAAATTACAATAAGAAGTGCTACGAAAGTGTCAGAAGCGAAAATGATTAAAGAGGGATAGCCTTATGAAACCAATCACTATCCCTTACATCAGCATTCCTATAATCGGCATTCCCGTAATCAGCATACTTACCATAGGGTTTCCCGGTGCTGGCGGAAATAAGCCGCATCCATTTCCTGACGAAGGGTATTTATTATTGTCGGATGGCACTCCGTTATTGTTGGCTAACGAAGAGCCGATATTGCTTACAAGTAAAAATAAATAGTAGTATGGAAGAGAAAATAGAAAAAGGACAACAAATTGGACAACTCCCCAAAAGAGACGTTTTGACGGGTAATGAGCAGTTTCCCTTTCAAGAAGACAGAGAAAACGGTTCTATCACCCCTAACGCCCTAAAGAGTTTCATTAGTTCCGGAAAAGGTGGATATATGAGCTATATAACCGAGTATAATGTTTCCATTCATCATCCTTCATCCGGGATTGATGGCAGTAATAGATATACATTAGAAGGTGCTATTGTTCAAGTTCCGGAAGATATAAGAATGGTTGGACTAAAGGTGTCATTCTTGAACAATAGCGGACTTGTGGAGACATGGGAATTTGCAGGTGGAGTATTTGAAAATATCGAGAACTGGAAATCAAATGAAGATAAATTGACTGACATTAGAGATGAAGCAATCAGTAAAATAAAGGAAGTTGAAAGCGATGCTATTTCAAATTTCAGTTCCCAGCGTGTTACTCCTGATATGCTGTCCGAATCAACCAAGCAGTTTATTAACGCAAGTGGCGGCGGTACAATAAATAATCTTGCGGACGACGAGGACCTTGTGTCTGTAGACAAAGGGGAAAGTTTAAGTGTTTTAAAATTTGCCGACCGTGCTTATAATCCTGACAGATTCAGCGGCAAGGGGTATAAAATATTGCGTAGGAATATTATAGACGGTAAAAATATACTTACGCAGGAAATGATAAATCAGCCTGATACTATATATGAAATCAGGTATGATTTTGATTTGGATGGCGCAGAAATAAGCATTCCTGAAGGGTGTATTCTAAAATTTAATGGGGGGCGTTTTTTAAATGCGTTGAATATCAGAGGGGATGTAGAAAACAAATACTTAATGCCGGAATGGTTTGGCGCGTCCAACGACGGTAAAACAGACAGCTCTGATGCATTTAATGCAATCGTGCGGATATGTCGCAGTATAAGATGTTCCAATAAGAAGACTTATCTGTTTACCAAAGACATAGATGCAAAGATTTTGAATGAATTGTCGATTGACATGAATATGTCTTCTTTCATAGATTTCCATATTGTCATAAACATGAATGATGGAATAAATGATTGGAGAACGGCATACTCTTCTATCGGGCTTTCAATCAAAGAAGGTTTTATCATGTCTAAAGGCAGCGATACGAAATACCGTAATTGGCAAATTCCTGTCATAATCAGTGGGGCTCCTGTACGTTTGGACAATATTAGTATAAGGCGGGCTCCTTATATACTGGCATTGGCTGATAGATATATTGATGTTATGCGTTGGCATAATGTCATTTATTATTCATGGGAGGACACCTATTCAGATGTAACATACCGGCTTGATGCTATAAATGTGGTGTTAAGGGATGGTACTATATCCAAAATGAATGAGGGACAGGAGTTAGCGGGAGATGCTTGGATATTTAATTCGGTAAATGAATTCAGAGGATATAACGAAAAAAGGACTTTTGATTATAAGTTAGGTACATTCAGAGGAGGAATGTATACTAACTTCATTAATTGCATACAAAGCAATATAGCATTAACTCAAAAAATCAAAGCTAATTTTACCGGCTGTCACTGGGAAGCCAGCGGAGTTACAATTGAAGGTGGTGGAGGTCTCATTCAAGCCAACTTTATAGGCTGTTATTTTTATATGAATAGCAGGATATTAAGTGAAAATCAAGGTGTAACATATATTGGTTGTTATTTTAGAGGGTTATGGGATAAAGCCGGAGATATGACAATGCCTGAGTTTTTGAATAATACTGATATTGTAGATATGAATTGCGTATTTCTCAACTGTAGAATAGGGGGAACATTGGTTGATACAAATTGGTACAAAGCCTGTTATTATAATTATAATAGAACGACTTCATTAGGTATGCGCCAGTATGTTATAGATGCTTTTAACAAAAAAAATATTGAATTAAGGGATATCGGTAATATTATTAATAATAGGGGAAATGGAAGTTATAAATATACAATATATCTGTTGTGTGGAGAAAATATACCTATTGCCAAACGTGTTCTTAATATAGATATTACCGATAGTGATAAAGAGAAAACGCCATATTTCTATATAAACCCAGGTAAGAACTATGGGTTTGAGGTATACAGAGAGTCACCTAACGGGAAAAAAGAAGTTGTTGTTGGATTCAGTTCGGTTAATGACGTTGAAACCTTATCGTTTCAGGATTTTTCAGACTGTGCGCTAATCGGTGAACATGATTCTACCTGGTCAAGTATGAAGACATCGGTATTGCTGTGGAAACCAGTAAAGGACGACATACCGGACAAAACTTTATACCCGCATTTTTTTTACAATCAGGGAGTCTTGATGTCAACGAATGGGAATTTAAAAAGTCCGTTTTTTGATTTTTTCGCAATTCCATGTTTAAATGTAGGAATTACTTCACAACGTCCTGGCAATGCAGATAATGGTTTTCATTTTTTTGATGTGACCCTGCGTAAACCTATATGGTGGAACGGTTCTTCATGGGTAGATGCCAATGGAGCTACGGTATAGTGTTTTACTAATTATTTATGGTATGAAAAATAACATCTTAGGTGCGGTGGTCTATCTATCCACCGCCATAGTATTCGGCGGCAGTACTGCACTGCTGATGCTCTTCATCAAGGAGAACAGCGACCGTTGCCACTACTATAACGGTAAGTGGAACAAAGCAGACTTGCTGTATGGAGTTGCCGCAATATGTGCAGGCATGGTTGTTAATCATTATCTGTTGAAGTTATGAAGAAGTTAGTGTATATAGTATTTCTTGCGTTGACGGTGTATTCCTGTAGGACGAGGACTGTTTATATGCCGGTTGAGACAAAGGTTCTTGACAGTGTGGTTTTCCATGATACTACATTTCAAGAGAAGCTGATACCGTACAAGGACAGCGTATCTGTTGCCGATACAACGTCATTCCTTCGCAATCCGTATGCCTACAGCTATGCTTCATTTAGCAACGGGATATTGAACCATTCATTGGGCATTTATCCTCATGCTACGGTAACGGTCAAAATGCCGTATTTTATCGAAAAGATAAGAAGGATTGAAGTGCCCAAACCTTATCCGGTAGAGAGGGAACTGTCGTGGTGGGAAAAATTTAAAATCAATTACGGTGGTGTCAGCATTTCGATAAATCTGACATGTGTTTTGTTCGTAATTGTTTGGCTCACCATAAAGATAAGAAAGAAATTAACGATGTAGAAGTTGGCTTGTAGCTGACACTCTTTCGGGGGCTTAGAGTATAAAGAAAGCCCCCAACGTTTCACGTTAATATTGCCACATAAAAACATGATAAGCATAAGACAATGCACGTTGGAGGCTTTAATATCTTCAACGCATTATCTTATGCTTTGTTCATTTAATCTCATGTTTTATGTGGCAGGGCAAAGATAAATATAAAATTCAGAAAAACTATGTGTAAGTCAGAAATCTTTGCCGAAACAATCAATCTCGTGGCGCAGGAGACCGAAATACCCGCCAGCCGAATACTATCTTCGGATAAGGATACGGAAACCGTAGACGCCCGCTATTTGCTTGTACAGTTGCTTGTCGAAAGGGGAATGTATCCTTCGCAGATAGCTCCTAAAATCCACAAAACCAAACGCGCGATAAACTACATGATTTCCAATTTTCAAGAACGTATGGAAGGCGGGAAAATGTTGAGAATATATTGGGAAAACATTAGGAAAGCGTTGGGAAACAACTGATTTTATGGCAGTATCGGTATTTATACTTTTGTGATGCGGTTGATTTTGACCGTAATACAAAATATAAATCTCTATGGAAAGAACGTATGTCTTCAATCAAGACGGGAACAACGGAAATGGTGGCGGAAGCAAATTCGACATCATGGCTATGTTGCCCAACTTGATGGGAAGCAAGGGTGTAGACCCCGGACTTCTCGCTTTACTGAACCAGGGACGTGGCAGCCAAGACCAATGGGGCGGCTCGTGGTGGTTCATCTGGATTATCCTTTTGTGGTTCTGTTGGGGCGGCAACGGCTTTGGCAACCGCTTTGGCAATGGTGGAGGTCTGCCTGCCGAGCTTAACGGTGATGTCGGTCGTGAATACCTGATGTCAGCCATTCAGGGCAATGGCAATGCCATCAACCAGCTTGCTTCTTCTTTGAACTGCTCTACCCAACAGTTACAGAGCGCCCTGTGCAACATCCAGGGACTTATCGCCAATGTAGGAAATCAGGTGGGCATGTCAAGCCAGCAAATCATCAACGCATTCCAGTCCGGAAATCAGGCTGTTCTTACTCAGATTGCAGATTGTTGCTGCAAGACTCAGAACGCCATTACCACAATGGGCTATGAGAACCAGCTTGCGATGTGCAATCAGACCAACGCGCTTGTCAACACAGCCAATCAGAATGCACTTTCATTGCGTGACGGTGCTACCGCCAATACCAATGCTATCCTTGCAAAGCTGGACGCCATGCAGAACCAGGCATTGCAGGACAAGATTGCGGCTCTTACAGCAGAAAAAGCCACTTTGACTGCTGAAATCTCCCAACGTAACCAGAATGCTACTATCCTGAATTCAGTAGGACAACAGATTGCTCCTTTGGCAGCAGGCTTGCAGGCATTGCAGTCCGATGTCGATGGAATAAAATGCAAGATGCCTAACACCGTTCCGGTTGTTTACCCTAATATTCAAGCCATCAACACAGACTGTTTCCGTGCTGCGGCTTTCGGTGCTTACGCCGGTGATGCAATGTATGGACGTAGCGGTTGTGGTTGTAACAACTACTGGGGTTAATTCCGGTAAGAAAGGGGGTAATTATGTGGCCTAACTTTTTTACAGGATTTCCTTTCTTGTTCCCTACTATTGGAAGGGCTAATTTCAATACCCTTCCTACGGAAGCCGTAACGGTCGGCACGGAGAACGTGACTTTGGAGCTGCCTAACCATGCGTTCCGTAACAGAAGCTATGTAGGCGGTTTCTATGTCAGTCTCCGCCAGGCGATACCTGCCGGTACGACTGCTACACTCCCGATACTGATAGGGACTAATGGGGATACAAGACCGTTGCTGGCTTACAACAATGAGCCGGTGACTGTCGGCAACCTTGCCGGAACGGGTATCTACGAAATTCACTATAACAAGTACACCAACGAACTGTTTCTTGTTAACGGTGGGTATCGTCCGACAACCGCATCGGCACCGACTCCGACAGCAGAAGCAACCGCTCAAAAGAGCAAGTAGTTAACATGGGGCTTTGTGGTTGTTTCCAAAATGGAAATAGCCACACCCCTTTAAAATCAAACCAATATGTTTCAATCACTTCGTACCAATAACCAGTTGTATATACTTCATAAGGATGCTAACCCGTTTATCGAATACGGTCCAGTAGTCAGCGTTTCCGCTCCCAAGCCGAAATATCCTATGGCATCCCCTATGGGACAGTTGCCCCAAATGGAAATGGTTGTGGATGTCGTTGTCTGTATCAACGGGCAGAACACGACTTTCCAAAATCTACCTGCCGGCATGGATATAGCCGACTTCGGACAGAACGGTAATATCGTAGTGTCATGCTCTCGTGATGCGATGAACAACGAGGTCGCTTCTATGAAGCAGAAAAGCATAGACATTATCAATAGCATGGACTTCCACAATTCCGTCATTGCGGGATGTGACAAGATGCTGACGCTCTTGAACCCCGAATTTGCAGAGAAACAACGTCAGGAGCAGGAAATATCATCTCTGAAAGGGCAAATGGCGGAAATGAGCAAGAACATGTCCGACCTTATGGATTTGAACAAACGGCTTATGGAACAGCTCGGAGTTGCTGAAACATCTAAAATAAAGAAATAATATGGGAATGTGGGAAATATTGGAAGAAGGACGCGGAGAATATGACCGTGACTTCGGTATGAGAGGCGGTAATCCTATGGAAGAAGCCTATAGAGAGGGTTGCCGTCATGGTTACGAGAGAGCCATGCGTGAGATGCAGGGCGGTGAAATGGGCTATCGTAACAGCGGTGGTTCACGCGGTGGAAGCTATAGCGGCGGCTCAGATATGGGCGAACGCCGTATGCCGGGTTACTTCCCGGAATATCCGGTTTACAACGAACGCCGCGATTCACAGCCTTACGGTGATGATATGGGCGAACGCAGACGCAGACGCGCCAACGGAGAGTTCATGTAATGGAGAGGGGATTATTCCCCTCTTTTGCCAATCACTTAAAATCAGGAAAATATGAAACAAAGATTAGATACATACGACAGAATACCGCCTGCAATGGCTGACTATCTCAGCCAGTACGGATGGCATTTCAGCAAGAAGATGTGCCTATGGGCTGTTTCCCGCATGAAGATGGAAAACAAATCTACTGGCAAGGAGGAAAAACTTGAACCAATCAGCAAAGAACAGGTAGAGGAGCTTCTTAAAAAGTACAGTATAAACCTGGAGAAGGATGCAGGGTACGACAGCGTTTACGTGGCAAACATGGCGAAGTCGGATTACTACAAAAGTTCTATCACTGACGAAGCACATCTCGCATTGTTCATTAAGGATTACATAGATGATGTGGACGCTTACAATGGAATGCCTTTCACGCGGTTCTATGCCGACTGCATAGGCTCCGGCAATCCTATCATGTGGGAACAGATGATGTAGCCTATGATAATACAGGAATTTTACATACCGGATTATGATTGGAAAGTGCGTGTATATTATGCGGTGGACTGCTATTATACCGACCGTATCATCGCCGACCTTCAGCGGGTAGGATGCAGGGGGATGGATTTGGTGAATGCCTATAAGAACATGCGCTCCTGCAATCTGAATACGGGTATCACTTACTCCAATATCCGGAGCAGACAGACCGTAATGGTTATAGCCCTTACCTCTTCCCCGGCAGAGTTTCAAAACTCTTTCGACCATGAAAAGGGGCATCTATGCCGGCATATCTCACGGGCGTTCGGCATCGACCCGTATGGAGAAGAGGCGCAGTACCTTAGCGGATATGTGGGACAGAAGATGTTCCCGGTAGCGAAGAAATTTTTGTGTGAACATTGTAGACGTAGCTTATGTGGAAAATAGTACAAGCCATTTTATCAGGCAAATCACGGGAAGAAGTATATAACATGCTTTCTCCCGAACAGAAAGAGACGCTGAACAGCCTTGCCATAGCAAATGGTATAAACCGCCAACAACGTAGAAAACTTGAACGTGATGCGAAAAAGGGATTACATAGATGAACTGCTTGAATTGGCGGACAATGTCCTTTACATGGACTATTGCCGCCTTTTCCAAGTTATCCAATGGAACGTTTAGAACGCTTTGAACGGGTTCTCCATTGGGTTATACCGCTTGCTGTTTTGGTGAGGGTATTAGCTTGGTGTCTCTAATTCTTTTACTTTTTGTAGGGCACAGCACAATACATATATGGTGCTCATGTTCGATTTGACAAAATCTGTATTCCCGTCATCTACGTATTGCACATAATCAAAAGCCAGTTCAATAAGCTCTTCCCGTAATTCTTCGGGAGATATGCAGTCTTTGAATAATTCGTCTATTGCGCTAAGGTCGTATTTCTTCTTAGCGGGTGTTGTATTTCTTTCCATGATGAATATTTGTTTAGTCTTTTATTTAAAATGTAATTCGTTGTAAATCAGCCAAACTATAATTTTGTAGTTTGGGAACGAATTGAATAAAGCTTGCCCACCTCGTTTATAAAGCGAGCAAAGCTTGATGTTATTTGTTTTTACGTTCCTCTTCGAGCATTTCCTCTACATAGGAAACTTCATCGAGGTTAAAATCAAGGATATTTCTTACGTCCTTGTGTATTTGGATAAGTTTGTCTCTATTGTCACTGAACTTATCCATTGCCCTAATATCCCTGATTATGCGTTGGATAAATTCGCAAACCAATGTAATACCAATAGCCATTCCGTCAGCCGTATATTGCTCTACTGCCTTATCCATAGCCTTATCCGCAAAACTCATTGGAACCATATTGCCGTTTTCATCTTGCTTATAAGTAGCAATTTCTTTTCCGAAACATTCCTTAAAAGCATCGGATAAAGAAAAACTTGCATGAGTTTTCAAACAAGAAATCATGTACTGTAAATCGGCACAGGTAGTTTCTTGCACAATATCCCTCCAATCATCTTGCACCATTTCACCAAGAGCTGTATGATGTCTCAAATCATCTTCGGTTAGGTTTAAAGTTCTTATGCTGCCGTCCTCATTGTAATCTGATTCTTCACCTCCATATTCGTTGATAGATTCAATCCTTTTTGAACAAGCATAAAATTTCCACTTCCCTTCGTATTCAGAAAAGTATTTATTGAGGGTATCATCCCATTCATGAAGCCTTGATAAAGAGCGATAAAACCACAGTTCCCATAAACAACTCTGATAAAACCGTTCAGCAAAGTCTCTATTTTCTTCCTTGGTATCTTCAAATGTTTTTGGAGCAAATAATATCTTTACTATATCGAGTTCGTTAATAACTTTATTAAAATAGATAGCTAAGGTACAATCTTCTTCTACCCTGCACATAATGTCATAAAACGGAGTTCTTGCATCTCTTTTCATAATTATGCTCCTATTAATGTTTTAAACTTATTCAAGAAATATACTTGTCCTCTCCCGGTCACATAACATGTATGTTTTATGAATATGGGACTATCACCTGACACTATGGGTCTTTCCCTTACAAAGAACAATCCCATTTCGATAGCCCGCTGTGTGGGCATATAGTCATTTATGTATTTATCCTTCGACTTGCTGTATCTTTGCTTTCTGATAAGGTATTTGTTCTCTACCATCCAGTCGTAAAGCCTTATTTCTCCGATGTTATATCCGTTTTGGGTAATGAGTTTTGCGAGGTCTCCTACAAGAATGTTTGTAGCTGAGCCAGTCACGCAGTCTTTGAATATTACAGCTGGTTTTGTTTCCTCTATGATAGCCTGTTTTTCCTCTTCTTTCTTCTTTACTTCTAAAGAAAGCATTTGGTTCTTCTCGTATTGGTCCGCCCATGCCCGCGCAGACTCTGCCGGATTATTGAAATTTGGAAGTTGGGGTTGGAGAGAATAGCTCCCGGTATTAATTACTGACGGGACAACATCATCAAATATCCAACTCTCAAACTCATCAGCTTTCGGCATTTGGCTTTTGGCGGTTAGCCGGTAGATGTTACCTTCGCTGATAAACTTCATTTGCTGTGTTCTTCCCATTGAATCTATGACGTCGTGAATCACGACGCCCTGTGATTTACAGTGTCTTGCGATAGCGTCACGCGTATTTGAATACTGCAAAGAGGTTGCAATATCCATTCCGCAAAACCAAGCCTTTTCATTTTTTATAAACATGCGAACTTTACCGAATAGAGGGTGTTCGTAAACCATAATTTCGCTCGTTTCGTGAGCAGACGTACCCAATACAGCAATGTTTGTGCCGTTTAAGTAATTTCCATTTAACTGTGCCATAGATTTATTGAACTTTATTGGCATTATAGGGCTGGTAGCCTGCCCATATCCGGCTTTTCGGATAGGGCAAAGAAAAAGGCTGCCCTGTCCCATTGTTCAACCTATCCAAAGGCAGATATAGCATTAACTATACCTATGGGGGTGGCAGCCACTATATTGTAGCGTCAAACTCGCAAGCATAAAAAATGCCCGCTTATGGCAGGCTTCCGCTTGCCTTTGGATAAAAGTTGAACGCTGCAAATATACCTCTAATTTCTATAACACCAAATAAAAAACTTAATATTTTACTTTTCTACCCCATATCATCGCGTTATACAGCGAAGTAGCATACATCTTAATCTCTTCCTTGCTCTCAAGGAAATCAACCTTAGAGGCTGCTATCATAGCCTCTGTATAAATCTCTTTGTTTAAAATATTATTCTCTTTCATGTTATCTGCATTTAACTTTTGTAAGTCCATACTTAGCCAGCCTTAGATATATCGTCCTTACACTTACATTCAGCATCTCTGCCATTCTGCGGGGTGGCATGTTTTCTTCCTTGTATAGCTTGGTAATGTTTTCTTCCGAAAGCGGGTCGACAAAAGGTTTCTTTGGCTCTGTTATCCCCATCCGTTTACGTGCTTTCGCTGCATATGCTTCATTTTGTTTGTCTTTTGTGACGTAAATAACAGTGGTCTTGTTAAGGCGTAGAGGGAATAGCCTTCTTTCCACTTCCTTGTGTTGTTCGGCAAGGCTTTCTGCATTCCCGTTGACCGTAGTGTCAATCTTCTTGTATTTGTCCGGGATGCGGGAATGTCTGTCTCTGATTATTCTGTCTGCTTTTCTCGTTGGTTCAATATTTTAATAGCTCGCTCAACATCATCTTCCGACAACCCCAATAGAGTATCAGTCTTTACAAAGTGTTCAGCTTGTTCAAGAAGCATATCGCTATCATCATCCAGTATCACGTAATTAAAATCAGGTCCAATCTTTTTATAGTTCCAATTTTTCCCATTTTCAGAGTGGATATGGGTGTCGATCCATTGTTCTATCTCAACTCCACGAGGAATGCTAAGATGAATACCTTGCATAATATAGGCATACGCTCTTATAGTTACTCCTACAATTCTATCAGCGTATGGAAATGGAAACGGGACTGAATGTCTTATGGTTGTTAATTCTTCTTTTGTATCTTCTACCGTGTTTCTTCTCCAAGACGAAGAAATAACAATTTTGGCATCCGTAGCATCTATAATCTTCCCAAGTAAATCACACGCATCCTTATCAAGTGCATAATGTGACTTTTCGGTGGAAATTACTCCGTCTATATCAAGAAATATGATTTTCATGTTCAATGTTTTTTATGTAATCAACTAATTCAAATTCGTAAACAAATACATAGGGATTGGATTCCCATGTACCTTTGCCGGAGACTTTATCTATGAGGGCGGCAAAGGCTTCACGAGGGGTGCAATAAGGCTGAATGTCCCCTTTATAATAATAAGCATCCATAAAATGTGTATCTGCACTTCCGCATTGTCCTTTGTAAATTCCTTCTTTCAAGCAATCTTTATCGGAGATGTCTTGCAATCTTTCGATTTTGATGTTGGTAATACGGATATGATGGGGCATGAGGTCAGCGCGGACAAACATTTTATTAAAAAATCCGCTTCTCTTTGGCATTATAGGATAGCCATCTTCGTCCAATTCGTAATCAGGCATATTACCACAATCGCTATAGTTTTGCGCAATGGCAACAACCTCACCGACTTTATATTTTGGAATATTCCAACCCGTAAAGTCTCCTTTGTCGTTTTTCCAACCAAAAGCATAATTTAATGGAGATACTATGTTCCCGTCATTATCGTAATCATTTGGTTCAAAAACGGGGAATACAATATCATAAGTTTCATTTGGTCTGTCATACTTGCAGACCCTTCTCGTCATAGTCTTCCGACCATCCAATACAGCCTGGGTTAAGCCGTATTTATTGTTGAACATTATCTTCTTCATTGTATCTTTCTTTTATAAGGTTAAAGTGAATTAAGAGAGATAGCGGACACGGGGCGAACCCAACTGTCAAAGTCCTGACTGCCGTTGAACCAACTACCATTGAACCAATCGAGAACAAAATTGCGTTTGTTTCCTTTTCTCGTAGAGCACCAATACCAGTCATCTTTCACTGGTTGTTTTCCGCAGATAGCTAAGGCTGTATTCAGCATAACCTTATGTTCATACCCTAAGACACTCTCTTGTAGTGTCGGAATGTGCCAACTTAATCCACATAAGTCCAATGCTATGACTTTCTCAGCAATTTCGCTTCCGGATGCAGCTAATGCTTTGGTATTGCCTATTCCATCGGTATCCTTCATGCCTTCTTCTGTGGTTGGATATATCTTTCCCATTTGCTCTTTCTCCCAATCAAGAAGAATATGGGTATTATTATCCATATCTTCCGGATAGAAGAATAAAGCATTGCCATCATGGATAATAACTACACATTGTGCCTGTTCGTTTTCTTCATGCAGTCCCCAAAATTTAGGTTCTACAAAATTCTTATTGACGGTAAAGATGAATGCACCATTACCTACATTTTCTTTTGTGTAAATTCCTTTTTTCATAATAGTTATATAAGTTTTAATGCTTCTTGTATTCCGGCTTCCAGTGCTTCCTCGTATGCGTCCCAATTCCCACCATCGTTAGGACCTTTAAATATTCCATCGGTTATATGAGTGCCATTATCAGCCTTGCATATATCATAGCCATAACCGCAAGCGTTTCTAATGATGGAAATATGCAGGTTCTTTGTTTCACGTAGCCACTTTTGGGCGATATACAACACTGGACACAAAAATTCAACTGGTTCGTCATCTATTTCCGTACAACACGACATACTTTGCGGAAGGTCATATTTTGTAATAACCTTATTGCGGTCTATTAGGTGTTCACACTTCCAAACGAAACCTTTCTCTTTCAGCAGCTTCGCAGTCTCTAATGTTACAAGTTCTTCGGTCATGGCTATTGTCTTTTCAAATTAATAATCTTCGTTTCGTAGTTGTCAAGCCCCTTTTTATGGGTACGGATAATCACTATACTATCATTGAGATAAGTCACGCTTCCCTCAATTGTACGGTGTTCTATAGGGTATTCTCCAGAGTTATTGCACCCGAATAGTGCAACTGTTGCCAAAAGGATAATTATTTTCTTCATACTTTAAAGTGCTCAATCAGTTCGTTTACGGTAGCCTTATGATAATATAATAAGTTAAAATCATTAGGCATCCCATAGAAATCCATTCCAGGTAAACTGCCATCAGAGCCATCCCGATATATACCCCAATCGCCCTTACCATTGGTGAATAGTTGATTATCATCTGTATCATCTCTCAATGAAGCGATAGCTAAGAAAAACTCCTCATTAAATCCGCAATCAATAAATTTCCCACATAAAGCACTATGTTTGTCAAAAGGGATGTCAAAAGAATCCGCAATCACATAATTAGGAGTATCAAATCCTTTCATTGGATATTGATAAGCCCATATTATACTACAATTATTTGTCCATTCAGGAGAGTCGTTGAAATACCCCAACTCTTCCAGTTCCTTTCTAAGTTCCTTTGTATTTTTGCGAATAAAGCACGGTGTTGTAAATCCCATAGTCATTCCTCCTTATCTATCTTAATATCTGTTACTTTGCCACGATTGATAAAACCGCCACAGCTAAACAAATCGGTTATACATGCTGTGTAGTTCACCTCTGCGCATTTCTCGTACAGAGAGCATGAGGCACAATGAATACTATCATGCACCGCTTCATGCAGCACTCCGTCTATTATTATTCCGTTCTTTACTTCCATGATTATTTCCCTTTCAAAATTTCAAGTAATTCTTTCGCTCTTTTATATGTATCAAAGCCTTTTATGTTTCTCCATTTATCAGAAAAGAAGCCATCTTCTCGTACCTGAACCCAATATACTGTTATAGGGATACAACCGTTATATCCATGACCTTGTATAATCCTATATCGTTCCATGATTTATAGCGTTAAAGTTATATCTACTTTTATGTGCTCTGCGGGTTCGACTGTTAGTTTCGACTCTGCATATTGCCGTACCGGATATATAACATTAACATTCATGCCTGTCTCGGCTTCAAGTTTTTCCAGAATATGAGCTATCTCCATTTCGGCTTTCGCTTTCTTGTTTTTTGCTTCTTCTATATCCATGGTTATTTCCCTTTCAATTTCTTTATTAGTACATCAGCCACCCTCAAAGAGCCTATTGCAATATCATCATAAGTTTCACTGTCATCGTTTATTCCTAAAGCAATACAATACCCTTGCATAGCAGCTTTCGCCAATTCATAACGCCTTTGCTCCCAATCAATAGTTTCAAAATTATCAAAGAAGTCGAGTTCTGACACTTTGAAATACCTACCTTTCACTAAGGCAGTCCCATCATCATATAAATCCTCAACCTCCACAATTTCTCCAGTTGCTTTTATTTTTGCTTTCATAACTGATTAGTTTTAATATACCTGTTTTCAATACACCAACACAACATCTCGTAGGCTACATCTAATAGATTTCCGGCAACTTTAAAAATGAATGGTTCAGATATGCCTCTTTGGTAACTTATAGCCCAAGGACCAGAAAAAAGAGGTTCAACGCACATCTTATACATTACACCGAAGTCATTTATGTATCGCGGTAACTTGCTGAGAATATCCTGCAAGGTGTAAGTAAATTCTTTTTCTCGTAATGATATGTCTGCATACCCCATTACATGAAGTACCCATTCGTGTCTTGTGGCAGAACCTCTTTGAAATATCATACTTGCATCACTCGTATCTAATCCAAGCTCCTGCAAATGTTTCATCTGCTCGACTGATAATACTTGTTTTGATTTCATAATTCCTCCTCCAATTTTTCCAAAAGTTCCTTGGATAGTATTTCACAGTAATAAATATTGTCTATCATCGCGTCGTTAGAACTCACATCCGCCTTAAACCTCTTAACGAGTACCCATCCATACCACTTTTCACTTGAACGTCAAAAATGTGGTCAAAAAGTCCGTATCTGTATATTCTGTATCTTTTCATTTGTCTAAGTTTT